TTTGCTTTTCTCCAGAGTTTCTTTCTGAGCTCTAACGCATCTCTTTCTTCCGGAGTGGTAGGACGTTGGTAAATACCAACATTAGGATTTTTCTTCCTAAATTCGATCCACTCTGTATTAATAGATGAAATGATGTCCTCGGTAGAGGGAACGTCAGGACTTAAAGAATGGGAACTGATCCAGACATTAAAATTGTCTTTTGTCAGCTTCCCAGCCTTGAAATCTTTCTCGGCTTCTTTAAAGTTAACAAGAAGTGCTCTTCTGAGCCACCTTCTTGATCCTTTCGTTCCCGGATCAATCAATTTATTGATTGCCTCCTGGACAGCAACCAGTTCGTCTGGCTTTGGTTCAGCCTTAGGCTTAGGATCAGACGAAACCTTAGGTTGGGTAGCAGGTTTTATACCTGTTGCCTTTTCCTTTTTAGGTTTCTTTTCTTCCTTTGCCTTCGGCTGATCTTTTACTTTATGTAAAGGACCCAAAGCTATGGCTACTTGTTTCTTTACCTCTTCCTGGATGTAACTTTGAATATATTTTTCAAAGGATTCATATCCTTTGTCATATTCAACCCTCATCTGGGAGACTAAAGAAGGCTCTTCGTCGTCAGAGTCAATTTCTGGCTCTACGACTTCCGTATCGTCGACCTCGTTAAATAAGGATTTATACTTATTATGATAGAGGAGGACGCCTTGTACCTTAAGGTAAGAGGCAATATACGAAGGAGCAATTCCACGATCCAATAAAGGCAGTAAAATCTTAAAGATTTCACTGGACTTATTTAAAGGTTCTGGAAACCCTGTCCACATGTTGGTGTTCTTGTCGAACATTCCAATCGCAGTAAATATATATCTGGTCCCTTCCGGTAATCCGGAGTAATCAGTAATATTTCCTGTGTCGGAAATACAATCGACAAGCTCACATGTGAGAATGGCAGGGTGTCTTTTTTTACAGAATCCACAGGTTTTCACGATGAAATCCCTGTGTCGATCTTTAAAAGAAGAGCCATGAACGTTCTTAGCATGGACTAAGAAGGCTTTTATACTTGTAAACCCAAGATTATGGGAACAATATATAATGTTACCTTCTTCCATGGTAGGTTCACATTCATCCGGGGATAAGTAGACTTTCATGCTATTTTTATAGCAATGAAAGGGACTACTAATCTTCGGCGCGGGAACGATATTTTCCAATTTCGGTATAACCGGAGCTGGTAATTCTTCGAATCCTACAGGTAGAGATCCAGAAGACTTTTCCTGCTTTACAGCAGAAACAAATGTCTTTTTAGGATCTACTAGCGGTGCTAAGTGGGCCCGATTTTCAGTAGTTTTAGTAGTGCTTTTAGCTTCTACTACTCTCTGATCACCGGGTTCACACTTGCAACGTTCGGCCTCTTCGCCACATGTAAGACAATAATGTCCTAAGGACTGTGTCTCTACTTTGTCGAAGACCACTCTGGCAAGATACTTCATCGGGATCGACCGAATAATTTTCTTATTTCGGTTGTTTCTTAACGATGTTACAAAATGCCAAGCAGTTTCAGAAGGAGAAAATTTTTCTTTTTCCTCCAAATCAGGAGGAAAAGGTCTTATATTTTGTCCATCCCAGAATTCAGAATTATCATAAAATTGAATTTCATAAATCCCTAAACCTAGGGAGAAATCAATTAAATCTTTAATTACTTTTTCTGGAATACCTTTAGGTGCCTGAAACGGCTCTATAGTAATTCCCGGTCGGAGATACGGAAAGGATAATGTAGTTATTTTGGTACTATCTTTTTTTGGAAAACAATTAATCCAAGAACTGAGTACCGCTAACTTCTTATTAGCCTTTACTGTAGCTTCCTTAGCGAATGCTATCTCTTTTTCCGTGTTCAAAATGTTATCTCGAATTGCTGCGATTTCCGAGTCAGGCTTTTTATCCTGAATCGCGAAACCGAGTTTTTCTAAGAACGAGGACTTGTTGCCTTCTAGCGATTCTATTTGTTTCGCTAGCTGTGCAATCTGTCCTTTGACATTTTGATGGAAAAGATCGAGGTCTTTCTTAGGATATATAGTTTCACCTACTCTAAATTCCAATTTTGGATTTAGGGACGGGAACTTGTATTCATAAGAATCCTTTGACTTAATACTTTCCAAGCAAAAAGTACGTTTGGACGATTCAAATTCTTTTCGAATTTGTTCGTTTTCCATATACTTCTTGTATTGAAAACGGTTCAGGACTAAAGGTCCTGAGCCGGGGCACTGAAATTTCACAATTTTTGTGTCTCGCCGTTCTACGGCGCTCCCGATTAGGGAGGAAATTTTTCCCGAAATGGAA